ATAACCAAGTGACTGCATGAATTTCTGCAAATACTTAACACATTTTCGCACCTTAGTAGATGGTCCGAGCGTTCCACATTTCTTCAATAATGTTTTACTGGACTTGCTTAACTTATTACCACTTGTTCGTGCAGTTTTAGATTGTTTATTACTGTTAGAGGATGCACTACCCCATACTTGAAATGTTTTTTTAACACTGTTGAATGGTAGTACTTCGGTGAATTCCCAGCTAATAGTGAAATTGTTTCCTGTATCTTCAACTATATCAAAACCTGTGCAGAGATAATTGCCTTTAAGGTTAATGTGACTGGTGCTTGTTAAAACACCAGTTTTATTCTTATACTCATTAGCCAATCTCTTATAAGTGGTAATTGGCGAGTTGATATTATCTTCAGTAAGGTCTCCGTCATAATATGATACAATATCTTCATAACTGGATAATTCCTCATAAGAAGGAACAATACTTTTAAAACTAATAACACGTCCTAATTCACTAACAAAATTAGTGTTACTACCTGTACCACCAATATATGGACTGGTGTTGTAGTCACGGTCAGATTTAACATTAATATCTTCAATAATATTAGTGATTGCTACATTTTGAAATGTTATAAAACCTGCCATTATTTTATGCTCCTCTTAATAGTTTTTCTTTTCTTAAACGGTCATTCACTGCACCTACAATATAATCAGCTGCAGATTCCTCAATTAAACCATAGAAATTATTGTTAACATTCATATTGCTGGTAGTATTACTGTTAGCAATACTGTTGATACTATTGTTTAAAGTTTCCATTCCACCAGCATATGTTTCCAAGTCACCGTATCCTTCAAATCCACTGAATGGATTAATGAAATCTAATCCTTGTTGTATCTTATCAACATATGGTTTAACATAATTCCATGCATCACGGAAAGGTTTTGTAATAGCGTTAACCACACCAGATAATGCACTTGTTATACGGCCAACAATTCCACCGAATACACCTGCAACTTGATTAACGAAATTATGTGCTGCCTGCAATCCACGTGATACCATATTCGCAGCCCATTGACCAACGAATGCAACCACCCTCAAAAATATATTCCATATTCTACCAGGCAATTGACCAATATTAGCTACAGCCGTAGTGACAAATCTTAATATGCCTTGTGCTGCTGGTATCAACATATTTATGAATCCTTGTATCTGTGCAACCAACCAATTAATACCATTACGGACAGTTTCGTTAGTATTATAAAGATACCACATTACTGCAACCACTGCTATTACTGCACCAACGATTAATAGTAATGGCCATAATAATGCATTCTCTGCGATTGCTAATCCTGCTGTTGGTCCTGTTGCTGCTGTTTTTGCTGCGGCATTTGCTCCTTCAGCAGTACTTTCCGCACCAGTAGCAATTGCCAAAGCTGCCCTTATACCTTGAGTTATACTTTCACTATTTCGTAAAGCATCTAATGCAACTTTCGCAGTACTCATAGCACCTTTTACTGTATCGTAACCTGATTTCATACTACGTAATCCACCAACAACACCGGATCCAACTTGACCTACAAGTCCAAGTGTTCCAATAACTGCAGTACCTGCAGCAACGAAACCACCGAATCCACCAACAACAGCCTGCACAGGTCCAGGTAAACCTTTAAAACTACTAGTGAAACTTTTAACAAAACCAGTAGCTTGTTGAATCATAGGATTAATTACAGGTAAAATACCTTGACCGATTGCACCCATTAAACCAGACATTGCAGTTTCAGCTTGTGTTTTCAAGCCTTCATAACTGTTCTTGTACATTTCATTGGCTTGAGTACCATCACCCATAGCCTTGGTTAATGCTTCGAGTCTTTGGTCTGGTGTTAATGCTTCAAATGCTTCTTTAGCTTCATCTGCAGATACACCCATTGCAGCGGCTAAATCTTCAGTAGTGATACCTAGGTTCTGTAATTGTCTTTGTCCTGCATTACCAGACATTACCATTTTTTGAAGAGAACCTTGCATGGATTCAATGCTGTTTCCAGTTTGGTAACTTCTACCGGCTAGGCTTTCGAAACTGTTACTTAATAATGTTGTGTTGGTGATTCCTGCAATACCCATACTGTTGAAGTATCCTCTGATTTGACCTCCGCTTCTTCCTGTGGCATCGGCAACTTGACTGCTTTTGGTTTTCAGTTCATCCATTGATACTCCAGTTCCGCCGAATGTTAGGTTTAACTGGTTCCAACTGGTGTTTATTCGGTCTGCAGTGGCAACCATTTCTTCAACACCGATAACTCCGGCTATTCCTCCGAGAGCAGTTGTTAAACTTGAGGCATTACTTTCAGTTTCCTGTAATTTCTCATTAGTTTCATCAACACTACTATTATCAACATTAACCGTAGGTTCCATAGAAGTGTTATCAATTTCATCAAGTTTTGATTGTAATGCGTCGGCTTCGGCTTCGGCTTCTTCCAATGCAGCACTTACCTCATCGAAATCAGCATCACTATTACCTAATTCAATTTGAGCTAATTCCTCTGTTAATGCTTCAGCATTACTGGTGGCTTCATCTAATTTGGCAGTTAACTCATCAACTTCCTCAGCATTTTGCATATTAACATTAATGTCAATATCAATCTGCTCACTCATATTAATCCTCCTTTCATATTGTAACTAATGGTTTCTGTTTTGCTCTCCATTTAACAATAGATTCATGAATGATTCTCCAGGCCAATAATTGGTAGCCATTAGCATTCCGGTAATCTTCTAATGTGATTGTTAAAAAACCACTATCTACAAAATGAGTTAAATGTCTTAATTTTCCAGTTTCATAATCAAGGAGGTCTTCTAAAAATTTTGTAACTTTTTTAACTCATCAGGATTCAAGTTAATTCCTGATACATTACAACATTTAACTGCTATTTCTGCAGCTAAACCTCCAGTAAATAATTCGTTAATTTTGTTTAATGAAAATGGTTTGTTATCATGTTTGTTTAGTACACATTCATGTATAATCAAAGCATTGAATTCAGCATTGTCTAATGCTTGTTTGTTTTTAGATAATGCTGCAAACCTTGCCTGACTTATTGGTCTGATTCTTAAATGCACATTATAATTTTTGTATACAACAGTAACATCTTCAAAATATTCATTATTAGTTATTTTATCTTCTGTTTGTTGTATTAATTCTTCTAAAGTAATATCTTGTCTTGTCATTGGTAATCCACTCTAAATCAATTAAATAATCATGAAAAAAAATTTAAAAAAAAAGTAATGAACAAGAAAACAATAATAATATTGTTTAATTATTCATTATTCCGTTTTAAAACATTAACAGCTAACTCAAGTTTCTGAGTAACACCATCAGATGGTGACCATTCATCCTCATCACTAGTAACAGTAACACTAGTACCGACAATCTCTTTCCTGTAAGAATCACCATTAACAGTGTAAGCCCTACCTGAACAAATAATAGTCTTGATCAAGTCAGACTCAAGAATTTCTTCTAATAATTTAGCTTCCTCAACATTCTGAGGCCATGCTAATCTTTCAATACTAATAGTACCACCAGTGTTCTTAGCAGAAGTATTCACATCCCCATCAAAAGTTAAAGTAGTACTTGTATCCTTATTCTTTTTACTGGATACTTTTGTAGCATAAGCTAACACTACACTTTGGTCTGCAGTTCCGATGGTGACTTTTACATCATAAATCTCACTACCCATGCTTATTCCTCCTCGTAAGGTGTTATTTCAACGGATACTTCTAATTTTACATGTCTTACAACTTCAGGGATTTGTAAGAATAATTTAGCACGCACACAATCTTTAGCACAGTGAGTAATCTCATAAGTCATGTCAGTAACATAATTGTTCTTTAATGCTAATTCTTTTTCATACTCAAACAATCCTTTAACATAATCTAATGTTGGTTCGTTGTTATCTTCACCGAACACATCACTGAAACTTAATTGTTTAACTATGTAATTTTTAACACGTTCCACTTTCATATCCCATCCAACAGGAGTCATGTTATTAATACATTTAACAACTTGTAATCTTCTG